GATGAGACTCTATCTTTAAGATAGATTGGTTTGACATCAATCCCAGAGAAGAAGTGGCTTCCGCAGCTTTCCCTAAACATAGAGTCAAAATGACTCTTTTTTACGTTCAGGACAAAGCCGTAGAACCTCAACATCTCTGCGAACGTCTCTAAACACGCGGTGGGCAACACGACATCGTCGCCGTACGCGCTCACCTCGGAAACATCGAGGTGGTGATATTCAGCGCAACAATAAGCCGTTGCGAAGAATATCAAGCTCTCAAGCTGAAATGTGAAGCCGTTCCCCATACTGGAGAACTTCTCCCATTTCATTTGATTGCCGTTTAGAGTGCCATAATGAGATCGACAAGCATCCAAGAGTGCGAACCATCGAGGAGGAAGTAATTCCTCAACGACGAGACGCGCAATTGAATCGCTAGCAGAAGAAAGATCAATAGTTGCAAGGTTCTGGGAGATACTCCCTCGCCGAGCAAATTCTTGATTTCTCGACTGATAGCGTAAGTCGACCCCACACCGACGGAGGCGAAGACCAATCATATCACCGACGGACTTTTGGAACCATAAATTGATTCCAGGTTCGACGGCGATAACGCGATTAGTCGACGCATCTTTCGGTACAGTGATCACCTTATTACCTACCTGAAAATTCGGATAACCCGAATCGACAAGTTGAGAAGCCCACAGAGGGTAATTTTCCTCCATAAGCTCCCAGGGAATAAGGCTGTACAGATCACGCGTAATTCCGGTTTCAAGCCGGAACTTTTTGGCTGGACTGGCATCACGTCTCTTTATCAGAGTCGAGGCGCCAGGACCCCAGTCAGGCATCTCAAATACCTCGTCAGACGAAAAGTCGCCCAAGATCCGAGCTATTTTCCGAATGATTGCGTTATGCAACCAGACGGCTCGACCAGTAAATAACCGGTCGTGCGCAAGGTTCCTAAAGCGACGATTCGTATCCCTACAAAGGAGTTCGAATTTCTCGAACTTCTTTATGGCAACTTCGTCCAAGTCACGGTTCATAGTTAAACCTTTGAACTTAGACAAGAACTTAGTGGCCGCGTAGGAATCTCTCAACTCTACAAGAGAATTGTAGTGAAGAGGATTGAACTCAAGATCCGCCAGCTGTTCATGCTCTCCCTCACGGAAGAGAATGGCAACTGTTAGGGCTCGAGGACAATCAAGGCTTTCGAGGTACATAGAGATTGCCGAGGATTGTACACCCTCGGCGACGCGTTGGCTCGTAATTCCATAATGGAATTTACTGCCATACTTCTTAGAAGACATGGCAACCCTCCAGAGTTATTTCTCAGCGTGTGATATTAATACACGTTCTCGAACGTTGTCACCGCGTTTTCGACAGGCGATCCCGTTGAATCAGTGGGAACGTCGTCGGACGCGTTGATCGTCCGGGCGAAGAGGGAAGCGACGGTACTGAACAGCGTTTGCCGTTCAAGCAACGTCGATCTCTCTGGGAGAAAGAACTCCATGACACAAGCGCAATCGTACGCCTTCGTCGGAGCCGGCTGAATGCCGT